GATGTGAACTATAGCCGAGCTAAATTAACCTGCACTCTATCGGCAAAAGAATACAGGTGAGAATTACATAAAATTACAACAACACTCTCAATTATTGCAACCCCGATTATAATATAAAACGACGCAGTCATCGGAAAACTTGCGCGTGAGAATTGTGAAAACTACACACACACTCTCAATGTGTGTAGCCCCGATTTTAAAATTTAAAGTAATCGGATACTTTATGTGGAATTGTAATAGCACGCCTCAATGCTATACAATCCTGGTGTGTCTGAAACTACAGTGGAAAAAGGCAACGATTGTACTGGCCCATTCCACGAGGGAGTCATCTGATAGTACACTTTATTTGGTGCAACTCCAACGCCAACTGAAGGAATTAGAACGGGGGGGGCTGCCACTTGATAACCGTAGCGACCTTCATCTGATATACCCACATAATACTCGTAAGTAACGTTCTCCACTGCAAAACTTCCTCCGGATCCAGCCTCATACAAAGGAGCGGCTATTTTCATTACTATGTGACCTAAATTATGAGTGGCTAAAGATTGTAAATTAGCGTTATCAGTTTGACCCATTTTAGTGTAGTCACCAACAAAACGATATGGAGCCATGTATGGAACGACAAACTCAGTTATAGACGATGACATTCCTACTCGCGCTCCTTCAGATCCTGGAAACGCAGCTTCAATTTTCATTTTATAAAAACCTAAGTCACTATTTATATAATTGGGCCGTTCTACTGCCACTGTTTGAATATTATATTTTTTACTAAATGTTTTTGAAGGACCGTTAGCATCTGGAAATTTATACATTTCATTAATATCTTCATATAAAGTGCTTGTTGATGGTGGTTGAGGCTCTGTTCCTATCCAATAAGTTTCTCTGGCGTTCAATGAATAGCTTGGCGGTACATACCATGCTTCAGAAATGGGCGAGCCATTAACTATTATCTTTACTTTAACTCCGCCAGTATATCCTAAAAATAATCTAGATAAAAGTGCAAGCGATGATTCATAGGAGGTAGTGTCGCCAGGACTAAGCGGATCATACGTTGGTTCTAACCCTAACATCTTGGCTACAGATAGCACTACCGTTCCGTTGCTAGCTGTAAACTCCTCTCTAGATATTTTGGTAGCATACTGTTTAATCATTCTTCTGGTGTAATCTCGAATGGATTTGATAGGTCTAAAATCATACAGCGTGTCTACGTCGTTGGTGTCACCAGTATTCAAAATTGCTTGTTGGTTACTCACATCTACTGTGACTGCGGCCTGAGCTTCGAAAACTCTCAAATTCTTGGCTGATGGTGCGTCGGAAAAATTATTTAAGGCTTGCAACGGTTGTACTGCATATCCAAAATAATCAAAATCGTCTCCGCAACTCAAATAAACGTTAAAACTAATATCATTCGACACGGAACCATTAGAAACTAAAGGCTGATATAAATAAATATAATACATGCCATGTTGTAGCGCATTAAATACGAAATCTGTTGAACACGGTAATTGATTCATTAAACTGCAAAAAGGTAACTCTATTGTCTGTACTTGACCACCGGCTGAAAATTCCAGCGTCTCTGTCAACAAATTAGTAACAGACTCGTAATCAGGATAAGCAAAATGCATGCTAGTATCAGGTGAATAATTTCTAGCAACTACTAAACGACAATAATGAAAATTGGACATAACAGATTGAATATGAATCTTCAATGATCCCTTCCAATATTTAGACATGTAAGCCAAAGTTTGTATGTTATTCGTATGTATGTTAGAAAAAACATCTTGATTGTTAAGATCTATATATTTAAATTTCTTGACTTCTTGTATAGGTGTTATAGGTCTACTCCATAACAGAGAACCAGTTACACTAGAAGAAAAAACTTTAAATGAACCTATAAATTGCGGTTTCTTTAATATATGTGCTAATGACATTTCGTCTATGTCTGTATCGAACGCAAAATCATTTGCTATGTGAGTAAAATCTGAATAAGGATCCATTTTCTCCATGTAATTGGGAGCGTCCACTAAATTTAAATTTTGTCTAAATTGAACGGCACTCCTATCTGACAAAACTACATGGTCTGGATTGTGCAACCCAGTCCAACTTTTAATACCACTACGCAAATTATCAAGCAAATCACCGGTAAATCGTCTACCGGTGGAAAAAATGCCATCTATTGCTTTAGACGTACTACTTTTAATATTTTCAAAAAAACCTTGCGATACAAATGAACCAGGTAAAGGTGTCCAATTGACATCTACATGAGGCACATAAAATTCTAGTTCTGTAAACATAAAATGTACAGAAATGGTTAAAGCTGAAGTTGAAGAAGTGGGTCCTGCCAAAGGGTTCCACACATAAAACAATAATTCGGAATAATTATCAAACAAAGTATTAGGTGATATTGTTGTAGATTCTAAATCTATCGCTGCTAATTTACTTTGAACGTAAAAAGGAATTTCAATGGTTGCTGGTGTGGCTTCGTTAGCCAACAAAAAAGCATGAGGACAACACATTAAAGTGTTTCTAATCAAGCTTTCATCTATGTTATATTTTTTATAACCAGCAGGAATAGCACTAACCATGACACAACCCTGGTGCATAGGGGTTCCTGCAGTTTGAACTATAGCTGTTACTTTAGCTCGATAATACACGGAAGCTCTAAATGGAATTCTCGCTAATTCATTAAGTAATATTTCTTCAGGAACAAGAATTCTAGCCAAGGTTTTATTTATTGGGTCTGTCATGTTCCAATCTACTGATTTGACAAAATACGGTTTATTTAGAATTCTAGAATAATCCATCTCTAATTTTAAAGGAAGACTATCTAGTTTCGGTTGTTTAGTATATATCATGGGGGGAGCAATTTCTGCTTTGCTCCGCACACTAGAATAAAAATTAGAGGCTGTTTCAGTAACGGCCTCTGCTGTTTCGGTAATTGTATTTTCATTATTTGTGATTCTGTTTTAATGGTAACGTAGTAGAATCGAACACGTTAACCATACATACGATGTCTCGGGTTGTGTTTAGAATAAATTTAATAAAATATTCTAAAAATAATATCAATCTGTAGCTAGTCCAACCAAGACTATTATAACTCAATAATCAATAAAATTCAATATATTTACATTATGTACAAAATAAAATAAAATAATATTTATAAGTAATAGCTCATGTATCCATCTAATTCGACGTTTTCGTCTTCATAAATGGACATCATGTAACTCTCGGGCAAAATCTTATACTTCCAATTGTAACCCTTCATTCTATTGTGAAAATCGTACAAAAGCATATCTCCGTCTGGGTGTAAAAACAACTCTCGCTGAAAACATCCCAACTTGCCATCCATAACTACGGCTAAGTCTTTATTGGAGTTAACAAAAGATAAACCAGACTGCAGTGTCCTCAACTCCAATGGACATACTACTCTGCCTAACTTGCTATGATATCTAAAATTGCGCTTAAGAAACTGAATATCGTCCATACTTTCACTGGGACTCACAATCTTTTGTTTGGTTGCAGTTGTAAAATCCATACCCATACTAACGAAAAAATCTCTCATGGTTATAGCGTTCAAAAACTCAGGATATTTTCTTACTCCATTACATTTATCATCACCATAAACATAATCAATTACTACTTCCCAAAATAATTTAACTGATGGAGAAACGCCATTCTTGACGCACTCACGGTAAAACCACATAGCGGTATAAAACTTATTTATTAAACTATTAAATATTGCAGTTAAAAAACTGCCAGATGGAAAAGAATGCGTGGTCATTACAAAATCATCTTGAATTGCTACCAAAGAATGTACTAATGTCTCCAAAAGGAAACTGACGATTTTCTTGTCACTCTTACTTCTTTTCTCTATAACTTCACACACAGCACGTTGTGCTTGACTCTTCATCTCGCCGTCCCAGGTTTTGATATCTCCTGCGAAAACTAACAAACACTGTATTAAAGTCTCATGCATTCCTGGCCATTCCTTAAAAGGATTCATACCAACCATGATTTGGTGGAAATCCCTTGTTGTTATTATATCTCCAACCATACTTCCAAAATATTTCTTCATTAAAATCTGCTGGTGAATTGTTCCTATCCTAAAACTCCTAGGAACTCCATTCTTCTCATCGTTTCGTATTTCATCTTTTAAAGACTCTACCCAAACAAACGCATCCCACTTCGGGTTGTCATTCAATATGGACTGCTCAATCTCTTCAAGTTCTTTTCTGCACTTTTCAGTCAAAACGCCTTCCTCGAAATCAACATAAACATCTTTTTCTTTCTCACACGCAAAACCGTTAGACGATTTCTTATTTAACGGGGCCAAAACGCTGTTTCCTTTAACTATTTCACTCTCACTAATCTCATCAAAATCATGAATGATACTTTCAATAACCATAGTGGCAAATTTAACCTCATCTTCAGGAATATAACTAACTGGAGAAAAAGACTTCTTAGCAATATCTTTAACTGTATGAGGACCGTAAATCCGCAAATTCGCCGGTGACCGTGTTGGATTATAAATTCCAAACAATGGCGAAGGACCAAAATCTGTATAACTGGGCACACTGCAATTCATTTTACGATCTAACTTAACGACGCTCATGCCAGGCAGAATCTTTTCAGACTCCTGCCATGGTAAAATATTTTTGTCCGCTATTAAGGCATTCTCTATGACTTTCCTTGTCATGCTGCTCCACTTTAAAGCAACTCCTGTCCCATCCATGGGACTGCCTGCAACGTGCATACCTAGCACGCCTCCGGTAGAATTAACCACCAACGAGCCGCACAAACCTAGGCCCTGCACCTCATATGTAAAATCTTTTGGCCCAATCTCATTTATAAAACTTGACTTGGCTAATTTATGACTATAAGTATGAGTACGATCCAAAGATGCTGTTGTTCCCGTGCAAAGGTGTTTGTATCCAAAAGAATTAACAAGAGTATTAACTCCAGTCAAGCCTTTATCTTGGAAAAAATGACTCATATTTGGAAAAGGGGACGGAAATGACTTGGGTAAAGCTAAAATAGCTAAATCTTCTGTCGGACTACTCCACTCTGTCTCAACCTTTTCATTGTCTACACAAATGTGATTTAAATCACGATTTTTGTAAATTACAATAACACCTTGTGTGTTCTGAACAAAATGATAGGGCACTAAAATATGCCTACCTGAAACAACGCCGAATCCTTTAATTCTAACGCCATCATAAATTAAATCTACTTCCTTAACTGCTCGCTGCATCGCAACTACGCTAGACGAGACTTTACTATCCGGCCATTTAAAATCAACACGCCAACTCTGGGCTGTGAATTTTTCGGCAACATCTACTACTTCTGCAGGGTCTACTGCAGGTTCCTGTGGCCAATACTTCTTTTTAGCCCATTTAATCATATGAATAATAAGCAACTCTATGCCTAACACCAAAAGAAAAGTTGTAATTGCAGCAGCGTCTTGACGGCGCTGAGACCAAAGAGGGTCAGGATCGTACAACAACTTTTTAATGAATCTCTTAACAGTATATTTAATAATTTGCACAAAATACTTTGTGCGCCAAAAAGCCATGGCTAACTTGTCTCCCCAAGTCAACTCTTCTTCTTCATCATCAAACTCAACTCTCACTAAATCTCTCGCATGTAACGCAATGTCTTCATCAACGGTGACATTCTGATTGTATTGTTGAAACCGCTGACTTTTGTCATTACTGGAACCGTATATATCCATATTATGAGCTACTTTTCCAAATCTGGTCCCATTGGGCCGATCATCCTCATCAATTTCTACTTTATCATTCCACTTCCTACGACCTCGCCTAATTTTCTTGCCAACATCTGGCAAATAATCTTTCCAAGAGGATTCATCCTCTTCTTCATCGCTAAATGAATCGCGAACATATACCAAGTCTGTACGATCAGACTTACTAGTTTTGCTGTACAAAGGTGGATCATTAACTTTCTCTTCAGGCTTTGCTGCCCATCGACTCTTAATACTTCTAAAAGGTCGCCCGACATCAGGAATCCAATCTCTCCAAGAAGTTTGTACACTCGGAGTTTCCTCTTCTTCGCTTTCACTTTCTCCAACTTCCAATTTAGGTGGTGGAGCTCGGTTAACATAACTGTCTAATTCTCTTGTTCGGCACGGAATGCTATAATCTCGTGTCAAAAAGCCTGGATCTAAATCAAGATAAGAGAACTTATTATTAGTACTATTACTCAAATCTGTTTTCTTTATATGAATTTTATCTAAATTTAATTTAGTGCTATCGCAACCTGCTTTTCTCAATAATGCAGTTCTAGCACTCATTGTTTCATTAGTAATTTTCCCTTGATTAATGGAAACGCCAAAACCTTGAGCGTTAAAAACTTTCTCGTTTAATTGAGCCTCGACAATTTTCTTAATCTCCGCTGCGTCTTCACTCGTAACCCTATTATTGTTGACGAATCCTTGTTTTAACGCACTAAATCCCATCACAACGCTTAAAACCCATGCAATGAGCTGTAATTTACTACCTGCAACATCAGTATCTGAGATTGTAAAAGACGATGGTATGTCTGGATACTTGGCCACGAAATCAGCAGGGAACTTTTGTTCAAACCTACCTGTATTAATATCATAATAAGTAAAATTAATCTTACCGATTATGAACTCTCCTTTTCTGCCAACATTGGCAAAATCAAAAACATAGCCACGGCGCCATAACGCGGTAACATCTGCTATACAATCTTGCTTAGTTATCCCTTGCAAATGTTGAAAACAATTGGTAGTAAGCATAATGGTTTTACTATTAAAAAATTTTGTATCTTTTAAAACTGCATCAGCACACTCTAACGGTAGTTTTACACTAGAAACCATATTAATGATCGTGCGCCACTGACTAACGCCTTGCTGACCAACATCATCCATAAAAAATATATCTTCATTATTGTATTGATCATACCAATCTTTTCCATCAGTACTAGCTTTAACCATATGAGAATAATTGGGTAACCCTGAAGCAGTAATAACTGCATTCATAATCAAAGATTTCATACATCCAGGTTTACCCTCAAAAACAAAACAATTTGGCTCTTGCCTATCTGGTTGATTATAAGAATTAACTATTCGCATTAAATTTTTCCATCTAACTAAAGTGTTAGCCAAAGCTGCAGATCTACGACACCAGTCCATAATTTCTGGTCTGGAAGTAATTTTCTTATTTAAAGCTTCAATTTGCCGTCTGTAACTAGAATTTGCTACTTTACTTGAATTATGATCAGTATCGTCTAATATTTTATCCATCTGCATAATCCACACATGGGCTGTGTTATTTTTAAAAAAATCAAATAAACTCATTATATGATCCTTGAAAGGCATTTTGTCTGGAACTTTACCCATCAAGAAATCACATAAATTAAAAACAGCTGAAATTAACTTATTAACTAAGCTCAAATCGTCCCCAATCTTCATCTGGGTTAACAACTGAGCACTTCTCAATATTTTAACTATTTTGTCTGGCAACATCGCAGAAATTCCAGCAATTAAAAAAACGTCTAACGACTGCGCACTAAATAAATGGTCGTGCAATTGATATATGGATAAAATAATTTGACAAAAATTGACAAAACTAAACTCAGAAGTCATTAATGTATATATTTCCATAAATAATTTAACTATTGATATTAAAATTGACTTACCCTTAGTCTCCATAAATTGCGACATATTTCCAACCATTTGTGCTAATTGTAAAATAATCTTGGCGCCTGTAAACAAATTCTTAGTGTCTCCAAGCAAGCTCTGCGCTTTAAAAGAGCCAAAATTTTGAAGGCGCTTATTTAACATGCACTGTGCATAAAACTTGGGCATTACTCGCGTCGCGAGAGCCTTCCTAATTTTTTCATGAACGTGAGATCTTGATTGACATCCCACAACCTTAACCAGCCGAGCTCCGTAACTAATACAAGCACCATGAACAGCTTTAAAAGCTTTCTTGGACACTAACACCAATTTCTCGGTTTTAAAATAATAAATAAAGTAATAACTTTGTTGATCTAATTGTTTTGAAAATTTTGTCATCTTGTTTGTGGTCTATATCTTTATCTGTAAAATCGTAAATAAAGTAATTTGTCATTTGTATTAAAGTTTGAATACTTGTAGGGCAAGTAAAACCCTCGCTGTTTAAGCTCTCCGACTTCGAGCCCAGTTAATTATAAGCCTAACTAGCAAAAGGCGATAAGTTTTTCTTACAATTTATTCAAT